AATGCCAAACACACCTAGCAAAACTTTTGTTAGGCCAACAATTACCACGCACACAAGCGCTGCAACTCAGACTGAGGGCAGTGCAGTAAGTGCAACCACAATGGTGATCGCATCCAACACCGTTACAAAAACAACGGTTGCTGGTCAAGTAACAATTACTCGACAAGACATGGACTTTACAGATCCAGCATCAATGAACTTGATCCTTAACGATCTTGCTGGTGAGTACTTGATTAAGACTGATGACGTTGCAGCCGATGCACTTGTTTCCGGCAAGACCGCATCAGGATCAACATGGACTGTCACCGCTGGTGATCCAACATCGTTGATCAGTTCTTTGTATGACGCAGCACGCGAAATTGCAGAGGACAGCAACTACTTTCCAACACACTTGTGCGTGTCACCAGACGTGTGGGAGAAGTTGGGTGCACAGTTGGACAGCAACAAGCGACCAGTTTTGGGTTACGTTACCGATGGCATTATGGGCCAAAACTCGATTGGCAAAGTTGGCGGCATGGGCTACAACAACATGAACGTGATGGGCTTGCAATTGGTTGTTGATAACAACTTTGCATCTGGCACGATGCTTGTTGTTTACGCACCGGGCTTTGAGATCTACGAGGCTCAACAAGGCATCTTGTCAGTTGACAATCCATCAACACTTAGCAAGACGTTCTCTTACTACGGTTACTTTTCAACATTTGTTGCCAAGTCATCGTTTATTCAGGGCATCGTAATCGCTTAGTCTGTAGCGGACTTAGACCGCTATGGCAACTTATACCAGCGCCACTAAACAATTAATTGGTAACTACGCGTGCATCAGCACGCTTGAGCCAACAGAGATTGCTATAGGCGAAAGCATCACGGTTAGTGGATTGGCTGCGCCGTTCGCAGGCACGTTTAAGGTACTTGACCTACCTCAATACGAGTTCACTGGCGTTGACTCAACTACTGGCGAGTTTCTTTTTAATGTAAACGAGCCTCGACCTAACCAAATCATTTATGCGTGCACAGGTACAAACGTCAATTTTGTGGTTGACTATTCTGGCACGATCACTTACACGCAAGTGTGCACGTGGGTGTCCGCAAGCGATGTCGAGGATTATCTCGGCATAGGCACAGCAACGGCCGCAGACGCAGCGTTTCTTACGATCTGTGCGGCAGCAGCGTCAGCGTTCTGTTTTCTCAGACGGCAAGAGGCAGGCTACAAAGACTCACTAACGGTGTTGCCATCAACTGCCGTAGGTCTCGGCACACGCGCTTATGGTGCGTTTCTGTATCGCCAGCGCGGCTCGGTAAGTGACTTCGCCTCGTTTGATGGCATGGTATCTGGTGGGTCTAACGGACTTAGCCCGATGATCAAACAGTTGCTAGGTGTCAACCGCGCACAGGTTGCCTAATGCCCACACCAGTTGTTTACACCGATCTGTTTAATCAGTCGCTAGACGCATTGTCAGCCACTCTCAGCGCCGTTACAGGTCTTGTGGTGGTAACAGACCCACGCAATATCCAGCCGCCTTGTGTGTTCATTGACGCGCCATCTTTTACAGGTTTTAGCCGGGCCGTATTTACGCTGTCGTATCCGGTCAGATTGTTGACTCTTGGGCCGGGCAACTTAGATGCACAACGCAGCCTGATGAACTTGGCGGCCAAAGTTGTCAGCGCCAATATCGGTGTCACGGATGGTAGGCCGACTATTGCCATCATCGGTGGCAGCGAGTTAGCAGCGTATGATCTAAACATCAATGTGCAGGCACAAAGTTAGGACAACTACATGGCATACGTTATTGCATCATCAAGATTAGGCAAGGTAGGCGATGTGTTTGAGCCTGCTAATGGCATCAATGTTGAGGCGCTAATCGAGGGTGGGTTTATCAAATCCACCAGCAAGAGCACAAAATCTGATAAACCTATTAAAGACACCAACGAGGAGTAACCCACATGGCCACCAGCACTTACCTATCAAACCCAGTAATCACAATTAACGCAGTTGACTTGACCGATCAGTGCAACTCGGCTGTACTCACTCGCGTGATTGAGAGTTTGGAAAGCACATCGTTTGGAAAAACCAACCGCTCATACGTGGGCGGTTTGGAAAACAGCACTTTGACAGTTTCACTCATGAATAGTTTTGCGGCCACAGAAACTTATGCGACACTTGCCGCATTGGTCGGCACAGCCACAACGATCACACTCAAACCAACCAGCGCTGCAACCAGCGCCACAAACCCATTGTCAACATTGACAGGCTGCTACCTAGAAACGCTACCAATTGTTAACGGCCAACTCGGCGCGTTAGATGTCATTGATTTGGTATTTACTGGTGGAGCGTACACAGTAGCAACAAGTTAATTCTCGCCGGCAACGGCCCGACACGAAAGAGGCAAGATGCAATTAAGACTCAAAGCCACGTTTAACGATGGCACTGTAAACGAGGTTGTAACCAATCTCTCAACCGTTGTTGCATGGGAACGCAAGTACAAACGCAAAGCGTCAGAGATGGCATCGGGTATTGGTGTCGAGGATTTGGCCTACTTGTGTTACGAGGCAACGCGTGCATCTGGTACAACTGTGCCGGGCACGCTTGACCAGTTCATTGCGTTGCTTGCCAACATTGATGTACTGGAGACACAAGACCCAAAAGCGGTCACGGCTCAGTAAGGCGCGCGCTGGCAGAGATCGTTGTTGCCACCGGTTACTGGCCGTCAGAGATTACATTTGAGGCAGATGATATGAACGCCGTGATTGAGATACTTAACAAGCAGCGCGGCGGTCGCTAATGCCAGCCGTGCCAGTGCACTCGGTCAACATTGCTGGTGTGCAACAAACACTCAAAGCGCTGAACACATTTGATAATCGTTACCGCCGCCAAGTAACCAAAGACATTAAAGCCGCAGGCGATCAGATCATTAATGAGGCTCGATCAATGGTCGCGCATTTTGACAACTCGTTAAACAACGGCGCGCCTTTGTCTGGCATGGTACGAGGCCGTGAAAAAAATTGGAAAACAACCGCAGTACAGGCAGGGTTTAAGGTCAAGGTTGGTGTGCGCGCAAGCAAAGAGCGTTACGTCAATTACCAGCGTGGCGGCATCCCTAGTGGCCCTAAAGGCAGAGGCACTACAGGCACGTACACAGAGCAGGTTGCCTACGGGTCTAAGCCTTACCAGTTGATGGTCATACAACAGGCTGATGCTGCTGGTGCGATCTACGATCACGCAGGCCGCCAAACCTCATCAACATTTGTTACCAACCTAAACACTGAGGCAGGGCCAGAGCCACGCGCAATTGACATTGCCGTTGAGCGCAATCGTGAGGCAGTCACAGACAAAGTGCGTAAAATAGTGGAGACTGTAGAGAACCTAATTAGCAGAGACATCGAGGCTCAAAGTGGCAATTAATATCCCAATCATCTCCAGCCTTGATGGCAAGGGATTTGATAAAGCGATCTTGCAACTCAAGGCTCTTGAGACCAACAGCCAGCGTGCCGGCTACATCGCAGGCAAAGCATTTTTACCAGCCATCGCAGCCATTGGTGCGCTCACAGTTGTTGCAGGTGCAAGCGTTAAAGCAGCCGTTGAGGATGAGGCAGCACAAGCCCAATTAGCACGCGCGCTGGTCAACGTCACAGATGCCACTGATGCACAGATTGCAGCAGTCGAGTCTCAGATCAATGTCATGCAGATGGCAACTGGTGTTGCTGATGACGAACTTAGGCCAGCCTACGCCTCGTTATTGAGAGGCACAAATAACATTGCTATGGCAACAGAGGGTCTAAGCCTTGCAATGGACATCTCAGCCGGCACAGGTACAGACCTAGCAACGGTCTCTGATGCTCTTGCTAAAGCGTATGGCGGCAACTTTAAGGCGCTGCGAAACCTCTCACCAGAGGTGTACGGCATGATCAAAGATGGTGCATCACTTGACAAGGTAATGGCTGCACTGTCAGACACGTTTGGTGGCTCGGCTGCAACGGCGGCTGGTACTGCACAAGGACAATTTAAGCGCCTCAACGTGGCGCTCGATGAGGCTAAAGAGTCAATTGGCAAAGCATTGTTGCCAGCGGTCTTGGCCGTATTGCCGTACCTCATCGAGTTTGGTACATGGGCAGCAGATCACACGGGCACACTGCTAGCCGTAGGCACAGCCATTGGTGCAATCTCCACCGCGCTCATCGGGTTTAAGGCTGCACAGATTATTGCTAACGCCGTCACAGTTGTAACAACAGCACTTAACTGGTCTCTTGCTGCTAGCGCTGCTGCTGCGAACACGGCGCTAACTCTTGGCGTTGGTGCAGCCGCCATTGCGGCAGGTCTTGTCGTTACCGCTGGCGCGTTTCTCGTTTACAAGAACGCCACTAAAACAGCCACTCAGGCAACATCAGATTTTAGAGATGCAGCCGGGCCAGTGTTCGGCCCTGAGTTAACTAACGTCACGGAGAAAATTGTTAAGACTGGTGGCGCTATAGATGACATGGCAGAGAAAGTTAAAAAAGCATCAGACGCATTAAAAACTTACATGGAGTCAGCGCTTAAGTCTGCACAAGGCGCGCTTGAGGATGCACAAGGCGCGTTTAACGATTTTGCCACCAGCGTTTCAGACGGTCTAAAAGATGCGTTTAGTTTTAAGGATGCTAAAGATGCTGGCGATGAAACTGGCACAGGTTTTTTGCAAGGCTTGCGCGATCAGGTTAAAGGCATCCAAACCTATAGCAAAGATGTCAGCACGTTGCTTACGCTTGGCTTATCGCAAGAGGCATTGCAAGCGGTGCTCGATGCTGGCGGTGAGTCTGGTGCAGCCATAGCAGCCGAGTTAATTAAGGGTGGCTCTACAGCAATCCTAGAAACTAACGCGCTAGTTGAGTCAAGCAAAGTGGCTGCCGCAATCATCGGACAACAGGCTGCCAATCAGTGGTACGGCGCTGGTGTGTCAAACGCGCAATCATATTTGCAAGGTGTTGAGGCGGCGTTTGCTGAGGCACAAAAACGGCTTGCCAAAAAAGGTCTTAAGATTGCAGACATTAAAGGCATCTCAGCATCGTTTAATGAGTCGCTTGCAGGCCCATCAGTTATGCCAATTACACCATCACGACCAGAGGCAGGCTCAGGTGCACCGGGTACTGGTGTAACAGTCAACGTGCAAGGCGGTATCAACACAAGCGCTGAAATAGGTGAGGCCGTAGTAAACGCCATCAGGGCATACAACAGGGCTGCTGGCCCAGCCAACATTGCGGTTGCCTAGTGGCTACCTCAGTAATTGAGAGTGGCAACTACGAGTTGTTTATTGATACAGGGTTTCAGTTAGATGCGTTTGTGCTGGATGACTCAACGCGCGGCCTGCTCAATGGAACACAGTACGTGTTAGACGGAACTACAGAGTTTGCACCAATGCTCGAATACTCAACTAACGTCAACATCAAACGAGGCAGGCGCGATGTGGGCGATCAGTTCAGCGCTGGCACTATGTCATTTAACCTCAACGACACACTGGCTGGTGGCACTCTAAATCCTTTGTACTCGTCTAGTCCGTATGTTGACCCTGATGGGCAGTTTACATTAGCGCCATTGCGCCGGGTGTCGTTTGGCAGATACAACACAGCCAATGCTTTTGTGCCGCTTTTTGTTGGTCAGATCGTTTCTTACGATTACAACTACGAGTTGGGCGGTCAAAACACAGTAAGCGTTTATTGCGCTGATGACTTTTATTTGTTAGCACAGACTGCGTTGGCTGAATTTAACGTGAGCGAGCAACTATCCAGTGCTCGACTATCAGCCGTTCTAGATTTACCTGAAGTTGCCTATCCAGCATTAACTCGTGACATTGAGACAGGCACACAAACACTTGGCGGCGCTGCCGCATACACGGTCGCTGAGGGTACAAACGTCAAGGCATACATTGACCAAATACAACAGGCAGAGCAAGGTCGCATCTTTATGGCGCGCACAGGCGTATTGACCAGCCAGCCAAGAA